GCCCATTTAAGACATTCAAAATTTCACCTATGTAACACCACTCTAAAAAAAATATCTCTTTACCACGGCCTTAAAAATGCCTTCCTTTACCTTTCTAGGTAGCTAGGTTGCCATGCAATGCCGAACCCCCACGGGTACGAATGGGCACGGCCGACCATACCCCATAGTGTAAAACATGGCGGTTTGACCCATAGTGTAAAACAGAATGGGTTCGACCCCTTAGTGTAAAACAGAACTGGTTCGAACTGGTTCAACCCCATAGTGTAAAACAAAACCCTTAGTGTAAAACAAAACCATTCAGCCCAGAAAATTACCCTTAGTGTAAAACAAAAATAATTTTGACAATTCACTTGCATTTGTTGTGCAGACTCTTGTACCTTAGCATCATTATTCACTTAAACACAAACAAAATGTTAAAAGATCACCACTTTATCCTTGAGCAGTCTGGGTTTACCCTGGAGCTCGAATCCTTCACCAACGAAGGCATTGTCCTAGACCTATTCTTTGGCAATGGTAAGTCTCTCACCCTAGAATTGTACGATGACCTCAACGAGCGGTTTACAGACCACTATCGGGTTGTATGTGCCATCCTTGATCCTTTTATTGTTGAACAGTTAGAAGCCAATGTACGCCAATGCTTTACGAAATGATGACTGCTACCGAGTACGGCGTACTACGGGGCTTTACCGAAAAATCTACTAGAGTTCACCAGATTATCCGCTCAGGTGTATGGCCTGAAGAATGGGTGTATCCGCCTAAGAGATTAGGCAATCAATGGGTATTGTTTGTATCAACTAACTGGATTAACAATGGTAGAGGAAAAAATTGAGCAATGGATTCTTGAGAACTTCGGGGAAGTACCCCCTAGTATAAAAATAGAGATTCTTAAAACCTTCGAGCTGTATTGGGATGAGATTAGTTTTCGATACGCAGAAATCAAAACACTAGACAAGTATAAACACTTAAAATAATGGAAGACCTAGTAAAAACACTAGACCAGTTAATAGGAGAATTGTACATCATTAAAACACGAAAATCATGAAAGAACTAATTGCAATCCAGTCAGAGCTTAAAGCTCCAAAGAACCAATTTAATGCCTTTGGCAAGTACAAGTACCGTTCTGTTGAGGATATTCTAGAAGCAGTAAAGCCTTTGCTATTGAAGTATGAATGTACCTTGACTATTGAAGACGAGGTCAAAGAAGTAGGAGGTCTTGTCTTCATAGAAGCTACCGCAGCAATCCAGGTAGATAAAGAAGGCAGAACGGAAGGCAGAGCAGTAACTGCCCAGGCAGGTATTGACATCAACCGCAAGGGTATGGATGTGGCTCAGAGTTTTGGTAGTTCCTCAAGCTATGCTCGTAAGTATGCATTGAATGGTCTTTTCCTCATAGACGATACAAAAGACCCTGATTCTACCAACGATCATGGTGGTAAAAAAGAGGAGTTAACTCCATCTCATGTGAAGTGGCAAGGAGCTAAGGATTCTTTAGCCAATGGCAAGGTAACCTTAGAGCAAATTAAGTCGGTTTATATTCTTACAGCACAAAACGAAAAACTTCTATTAGCATGACCTTTAAATGCAGAGCAAGTGCCCTAGGTCAGTTGATGACTAACGCACGGAGTAAAACAGAATCATTGTCTCAGACAACTAAAAGCTACCTAGAAGATTGGTACAAGGAGCAGATTTACGGAGTAAAGAAGCAGATTAAGTCTAAGTACATTCAGAAGGGATTGGCACTAGAAGATACCGCTATCGAGTTTTACTCGGTAGCTATGAACAAGGACTTCATGATTAAGAACCTTGACCACTTCGAAGATGATTTCTTTACAGGTACTCCCGATTGTTTTCACGAGGGTATAGTCTATGACTTTAAAACCTCGTGGGACTGCTTTACTTTCCCTCTGTTTGACGATCAGCCCGACATGGGGTACTACTATCAACTTCAGGTTTACATGCACCTGACGGGCTTAAAAAAGGCTAAGTTGGTTTACACGCTTCAGGACACCCCAGAGTTCTTGACTTACGAAGAAGCTGTAAGCTACTCCCATGTGGAAGATAAGTACCGTATCAAGGAGTTTGACATCGATTATGACCCCTCTGTGATTGATATGGCCAAGGCTAAGGTATTGGAGTGTAGAGAGTATTTAAATGGGATGGGGATATGACTAAAGAAGAAATACTAACCGAAATAAACCACAGATCAACCCAGAAGTACTTGGTCTATTTGGCTATGCAAGAAATCATGCTTGACTATTACGAGGATGTGTCTAGCTTAAAGTTCTTTGACCTAGACCTACGAACTAAGCACAAGAACATGATTAACGCTCTGAAGCGTAAGTCTACTCAGGCATACTCGTTTCTACAAAACTACGAGAATGGAGAAGCTACTATCAAGCAGTTTCATGAGATAGTGAGCTTGTTTGAGAAGCTACACAATTCTATTGACATGGGTGGAGATGTGTTCCACAAGTGTCTAAACCAGGTAGAGGAAATAATTAAAGCAGAAAAAAAACTATGACATCACTAACTCAAGAACAGAAAGACGAGATAGCTAGGCTATATAAACTTAAAGTATTAAACAAGAATATAGCTACTATAATGAATATTAGTAGAAACCTTGTTAATAATTATATATACAAGGAGTATCTGTTGACCAACGAGAGAGCCAAGAACACCTGCTCTCACTTGAAGTCTGCCGATCAGGTTCTCGAACTATATAAGAAAGGTCTATCATATAAAGAAATTATGTATAGTACTGGTGTAAAATACCATCACTTATGTGATATTCTCAAACTGACCGATGAGAGAAGAGTCAACCCTCTTAGTATAAAAATAGTGAGACAAATAGAGCGTATGGTAGCGGAAAAGTGGAGGACTTGCGACATCGCAAAAGAGCTGAATTTAGACTACAACAGAGTCTCACATTGGGTTCGAAAAGCCAAGAAAGAGGGTGTACACTAGTTTACACTAAGTGTACACCTAAGTGTAAACCAAAATCGGCCTCCATTGGCTCCAATCGCAATAAGTGAACACTTTGAACACTTTTTGACAAAATTGAAAAAAAATAAATTTTCACCTAGTCAAAAAAAATATATTCTAAAAAAAAGTGTAAACTTGTAAACCTAGGGCAAAAAACGGCCTAAAATCTGCGAATCTAGAGAGTATAGGGGGTTTTGGGGGGTTTACACTAGGTGTAAACCAAGTGTAAACTTGTGTACACTTTTTTGCCCAAAAATGCCATTTTTCTATAAACCTTTGTAAAACACGAAAATGAATGTAACGCTAGGAAGAGCAATCAATTTACTGAACTCAGGGTTCAGTGTAATGCCCATATCGGAGGGTAAAAAGCCTCTGATTTTATGGAAGGAGTATCAGACAAAAAAGATAGAAAAGTCAGAATTAGAGAAGCTCGAAGCCAAGACTAAAGGCTACGGTATTATCACTGGTTATTATAATGTTGAGTGTATAGATGTAGACTTAAAGGTATTCCCAACCATCCAAGACGGCAAGAAGTTTTGGAGTGAGTTTGTGTCCTTTATATCTGATCACATTGATGACTTTAATAGAAAGTTTGTTATATATAAGACTATAAACTCTGGTTATCATATTATATATAGATGCTCTAAGGTCGAAGGCAACAGAAAGCTTGCAACGCTGAAGGGACATTCTCAAGCCTTAATTGAAACTAGGGGAACAGGAGGGTATATCTATATCTATGACAATCAAGTATCGGAGATGTCTTATGAGCAAATCCAGGAGATTACCGAGGAAGAGAGAGACATTCTGTTTAGCCTATGCCGATACTTCCATTACGATGAAGCCAAGGTGGAAGTCAAGGTGGAAAATACAGAGTATAGCGGATTGACACCTTGGGAGGATTATAATCAGAGAAACAGAGTCTTGGACTTGATTGCAAATGAGTTCACCGCATTAAAGCACCTGACTGACCGCATAGTGATTAGAAAAATCAATTCTAAGGATGCCTTGCATGGATTTATCTACAAGGATACTGGACTCTGTTATCTCTTTACCACGGCCACGATTTACCCTCATGAGACTCCTCTGACTCCGTTTAGTATCTATGCTTACAAGTACTTCAATGGGGACTTCTCTGCTGCTGCTAAGGAGTTGTACAAGGAAGGCTATGGAGAGCGAAAGATTCGAAAGGTAGAGATTGAGAAGATTGAGATTCCAAAGGAAGACTTGATATTTCCGATTGATGTGTTTCCAGAGTCAATACAGAGTTATATTCTGTTAAATCAGAAAACACTTAATCATTCTATTGACTACATGGGGTGTAGCTTACTTTGGCTTCTGTCGCTATGCATTGGTAATGCTTGCAAGGTGGAAGTTAAAACAGGCTGGAGAGAGTCTTGCAACATTTGGATTGGCTTGATAGGCAAGGCAGGTCTTGGCAAGACCCCTAGTATAAACGCAATCATCTTCCCTATTGCCAAGAAGAATAGCTTTGAGATTAAGCACTATCAGAACGAATACAAGAAGTACAAGGAGTACGAACGATTGACCGCTAAGGAGAAGAAGGATGTGGAGGAAGTCAAGGAGCCTGTAAGAAAGCAGTTGATAGTAAATGATATCACGGTGGAGGCATTGGCGGATTTGCATGAAGAGAATCAAGTAGGCATTGCAGTATTCAAGGATGAGCTGAACGGATGGATTAAGGACATGAACAAGTATAAGCCTGGTTCTGATCTTGAGTTTTGGTTGTCTTGTTGGTCTAACCAAGCAGCGATTCTTACAAGAAAGACTGCTAAGAGTAGCTTTGTGCAAAGCCCATTGATTCCTGTGCTTGGTGGCATTCAGCCTGGTATATTCTCGCAGATATCCACTATGGAAAACAAAGACAATGGATTCCTTGACCGATTGCTTGTTAGTTATCCTGATAAGGAGATTGAGCATTACAATAAGAACTCGATTGACCAAGAGATATTGGATTGGTACGAGGCTTACATTAGTCAGTTCTATAACCTAGTTCGTACACAGGTCTTGCAGTACAATAAGTTTGGAGAGATTGAGAGTCGGATTATTCGATTTGATAGCCTAGCAGATATTGAGTGGGAAAGGATATTTAACAATATCACAGACTTGCAGAACTCTGATGACATATCGGAATATGTGAAGTCGATGTTGAGTAAGCAGAAGGCTTATGTTCCTAGATTTGCTATGCTGATTAATACCTTGACATCTTTTGAGACAGGTAAGGACTTTGACTTTGTTACTATGGATTCATTGCTGAAGGCAGAAAAGTTGAGTAACTACTTTATTGCGATGTCTAAGAAGATTAAGGTTAGCAGCTTGGAATCGAATGAACTTAGTGAGATTATTCGTTCAATGAAGAATGAGTCCATCGAAAAGA